AACAAAGATATTAAAGGAGTTCCCTTTTCAGCGAAACCTTTAGCAATACTTCCAAGACCATAGCCAATATCTCCTACTATTTCTTTAGGAGTAGGGCCAAATCGAAAAGCCAAATCTTTCGCAACATCGGATACGTTTCTACCTCCTGGTGTCTCAGATAAAAATATAGGTTCTCCAGTATTCGTGTTTAAAACTGTATTACCTTTAGAATCTTTTAAAACTCTGTCATTTCTTATCAAAGAATCTTTAAACTGTCTTAGATTTCCCTCTTGACGAGTTCTTCTATCAATTCTTTCTGTAGGTATGTCTCTACGATCACCAAAGAATTTTTGTCTTTGAAGTTCTCTAAAAGCAGATTTTTTTCCTTCAGAGGGTATAGAACTACTGCCTCCTGCTTGACCACGATTAGCTCTTAAACTAGCTGCATATGCTTTCTT